ATAAAACTATTCAAGACAAAGTAAAAGGTAACTCTGATTATCATTCTGATAATGCAGCTTTTATTTCTAAATTAAAAAGGAGTTAATTATGGTTGATAAAAAAAAATTTGAAAAAGAAACTGAAAAAAAAGTAAAAGAAGGTAGTACAAAACTTTATCCTGTATCTAATAAAGATATAGATATAATTAAAGGTGATTCATCTGAATCTGGTTCTAATTCTTATGCTAAAGCTACTCAAGCAGCAGTTAAATCTTTAAGTAAAAAACTTTATCCTGTATCTGATAAAGATATAGAAACATTAAAAGATTAATTATGAAATTAACAGGAGGTGCTGGCGGAGGATTAGGAAGATTACAAAACTCTAGAGCTGCTGCTCCTAAAAAGAAAAAGGTAAAAAAAAATGTCAAGAAACGAATACAAGGCAACTAAAACTGAAAAAACTTTTAATGATGAAGGTGACGTTGTAGAAGTAGTTGTTCCTATTACCCCAGCGACTAAATTAGGAAAAATATATAAAGGAAAAAATTCAGGTTATAATAGTAAAGACGCACAGAAAAAAGCAGTAGAAGAATTACAGAAAAAGAAAAACGGATAAACAAATAACAAGGAGATAATATGTTTAATTTTAATCCATTTAAAGTACCTTCTTATGAAGAATACAAAGAACAAGTTTCCAAATATTGGAATGATGTTTTTAAATTCTTTAGAGATTGGTCAGTAGATGCAGATAAAAATATTAAGAAAGATGGCTAAACAAAACTCTAGTCACCACGTACCTAGAAATAGACCAAGAAAACGACCAGGCCGCCACAAAAAAACTCTTAACAAATCCGAGAAATTAAACTATAAAAAATATATAGGTCAAGGTAAATAATATGTTTAATTGGAATTTTGATAAAGTAACACCTACCGCAACTTTTGATAAAACTATATCTCAAGATATAATGGATTTTAATAATTTTGTTAAACAAAACGTGTTTAATAATACAGCTCCACCTCCTGCTCCACCTCGTACTAATACGATACCTCCAATAAATTTTACAGGTGGTGCTTTAAGTAATGTTCAAAAACAAGAACAACCTGTTATTGACTATATGACTTACAAGACCCCTCAACCAGATGAATTACCGGATTTAAACAATGTAACTAATCAAGAAGCAAGTATAACTAATTTAGGTTACCCTAGCTTGCTTGATGCACAAGATAATTTAAATCCATATGGTTAGAACTAGAAGCAGACCTAAAAGAAGTATTAAGACTTCAGTAAAATCTGGAAACTTTAGATCAACTAAATCAGGAGCAGGTATGACACGGAAAGGTGTTGCTGCTTATAGACGAGCTAACCCAGGTTCTAAATTATCTACAGCAGTTACGGGTAAAGTAAAGCCTGGAAGTAAAGCAGCTAAACGTAGAAAATCGTATTGTGCAAGATCAGCTGGACAACTAAAAAGAAGTTCTGCTGAAACAAGAAATGATCCTAACTCTAGAATAAGACAAGCTAGAAGAAGATGGAAATGTTAATTAAAACACATTAGAATACCCACTGAAAATTTATGAAAAACGAATTACTAGTACATAAACATTTAATTATTAGGGCAGAAGCTCTTAGACCTCCTATGGAGGAAAAGCAACTTGAAGAATGGTTCCTTAAATTTGTAGAATCAATTAATATGAAAATATTTATGGGTCCTTATGTTAAATACTGTGACATGCCTGGTAACAGAGGTATTACTGCTGTTGCTATTATAGAAACTTCTCACATTGCTATGCATATTTGGGACGAATGTGTTCCTGCTTTAATGCAGTTTGATGTATATTCATGTAGTGAATTAGATCCAGAAGAAATATGTGAAAAGATTGAAAAAGACTTCGAAATAACAAAAATAGAGTATAAATTTCTAAATAGAGAAACAGGACTTGTAGATTTAAAATAAAAGACTTTCAAAATGAATATTTTTGTTTTATATCTCTCTATAGGAAAGTATGGTGTGAACCAGGAGGTATAATGATATGAAAAAAACTATGATAAAAGAATACGGTAAAAAAGAATCTAAAAGCACCGAAAAAAAAGAAAAAATGCACAAAATGCCAAAAGGCAAAATGATGAAAGGTGCTAAGCATAAAAAGTAAATGTTAAACAGAGAAAGCTTTGGTAAACAAATGACTACTCCTAAAAAAAAGCCAGGACTATGGGCAAACATAAATGCTCGTAAGAAAAAAGGAATTTCAAGACCAAAGTCTAAGTCAACTATAAGTGCTAAAGCTTACTCTAACATGAAAGCTGGTTTTCCTAAAAAGAAAACAAAGAAAAAATAATGGAAGTCGAACTAGATAAAAAAAAATTACAATTCACTAACGATCGAGGTGAAAAAGTTAATGTTGATATAGATCAAGATGAAACTGAAAAAGAAGAAGAAGCTTTTGAAAGTGATCACTATTCTAATTTAGCAGAAGAACTAGATGACAAAGAAGTTAATCTTTTAGGTAATGAATTAACTAAAGCTTACGAAGATGATAAAAGTTCTAGAAAAAATTGGGAAGATCAATATTCAAAAGGTTTAAAAATGTTAGGAGTAATTGTCGAAGATAGACAAGATCCTTTCCCTGGAGCTTCTGGTGTTCATCACCCTCTACTTGCAGAAGCAGCAACACAGTTTCAAGCTAGAGCTATCGCTGAATTGTTTCCAGCAGGCGGTCCTGTTAAAACTCAAATTATTGGAAAAATTACAGATAAAAAATTAGAACAAGCTCAGAGAGTTCAAGACTTTATGAACTATCAAGTTACTCAAGAGATTCCAGATTATTTTAATGAACTAGATCAAATGTTATTTTATCTAGCCCTTGCTGGAAGTGCCTTTAAAAAAGTTTATTTTGATAATACACTAGATAGGATTTGTTCTAAATTTGTACCAGCAGAAGAATTTGTAATTTCTATGGAAAATTCAGATTTAGAAACTGCAGAAAGATATACTCAAGTAATGAAACTAACTAAAAATGATATTAGAAAATATCAAATATCTGGTTACTACAAAGATATTTCATTAAGTAAAAATGAGACACCAGGTGGAGCTTCCAGTAATGATGGAGATATGCTTCAACAAACTTTACAAAGATTAGAAGGAATGTCGCCAAGTATGGCTGATAAAATTCATACTATATTAGAAGTTCATACTAATTTAGATTTAGGTGAAGACAAAAATGAACTAGCTTTACCTTATGTTGTAACAATAGATTATGATTCACAAAGAGTTTTATCTATTAGAAGAAATTGGAAAGAAGAAGATACACTAAGAAGAAAAAGAACTTATTTTATACATTATAAATATCTTCCTGGCTTAGGTTTTTATGGCTTTGGCCTTATTCAAATGATCGGCGGACTACAACACGCTAGCACGGGTGCTCTTAGAGCACTACTTGATTCAGCTGCCTTTGCCAACCTCAACGGAGGATTTAGAGCTAAAGGAGCAAGAATTGAAGGAGGAGATATCACTGTCTCTCCAGGTGAATGGGTTGAAGTTGAAGCATACGGTGATGATCTTAGAAAAAGTTTTATCCCCCTTCCTTTTAAGGAACCTTCACCGACATTACTCCAATTACTTGGAGTATTAACTGAGTCAGGAAGACGTTTTGCTTCTATAGCAGATGCTATGATTGGTGATTCTGCTGGATCCGGTCCAGTTGGAACTACTGTTGCTTTAATAGAACAAGGATCAAAAGTATTTTCTGCTATTCATAAAAGAATACATCAGGCACAAGGTAGAGAATTTAAATTAATCTATGAACTTAATGGAGAATATTTAGATGATGAATATTCTTTTGACGTAATCGGTGGAACTCAAAAAATTAGAAGAAAAGATTTTACTAGTGCTATTAGTGTAGTTCCTGTATCTGATCCTAATATCTTTTCTCAAGCTCAGAGAATAGCTTTAGCTCAAACAGGTTTACAAATAGCCCAAGCTTCTCCAAATATAGTTGATGTTAAAGAAGCAACAAAAAGATTTTTACAAGCTCTTAATATACCTGATTATATGGATCTAATGATTGAAGATGAAGATACACCTAGACGTGATCCAGTATCAGAGAATATGGCTATACTT